CAATGGAGCAGCGAGCACGGGTGATGGGTAAATCTGCTGAAGCAGCAATTTATCGTAAATTTATTAATTCAATGAAGAAGAAAACTAAAAAATGACCTCATCGACTCGTGGCCCACTTGCAGGACAGATTTCAAATCGTAATTTTCTCTCACCTGTAGGGTTTAAGTTTTCTCTTGCAAAATTTCCTAAAATAACATTTTTTTGTAACTCTGCATTGATACCAGAGATAACTTTAGGAACTTATCAACAACCGTCTTACTTGAAGAACATCGATGTTCCCGGTGAAAAGTTAACATATGGTGATTTAGATATTCGATTCTTAGTTGATGAGAACATGGAAAACTACATGGCAGTTCATAATTGGTTAACAGGTCTAGGATTTCCAGAAACACCTCAACAGTTTATTAACAAAACAACAGACTCAGATGGCATTCGCGATTTAGAGGAGCAGTTTTGTGATGGAGGACTTCATATTTTAAATAGTAATCTTCGTGATGTGGCGATCGTTAAATTTAAAAACCTTTTTCCAGTATCTTTAACCTCTCTAAGTTTTGATGCAACAGAAACTGACATAAACTACTTTACAGCTAGTGCATCTTTCCGCTATACTGTGTATAATATAACTGATACTTCTGGCAACTTGCTATGAATCTTGACAAAATTCAGGAGATGTGGGAGCGTGATGCTGTCATAGATCCTGATAACCTACATGATGAGTCACTAAAAATACCTCAACTACACTCAAAGTATTATACAATTTATAATACGATAACACTTTTGCGAGAAAAAGCAAGAGAACAATACAGTAAAGTTAAGTTGGATAGACACAATTACTACACAGGTAAGTCACCTGCGGAGGTTTATGTCGAAGATCCATTTCCATATAAAGTCAGAGAAAAAGATGCAATTCAGAGATATCTGGATGCAGATGAAAAACTTAGTCAGGTTGATATGAAGATACGATACTATGATGTGACACTCAAATTTCTTGAAGAGATAATTAGAAATATATCTGGCCGCACATATCAAATAAAAAATGCCATCGAGTGGCAAAGATTTCAATCAGGATTCTAATGATACTACAATTAACACCAAATACACATCCAATATTACATGAAAGAGTCAAAAAATGTAGTTACGATTTAAACCGTGCAGAGTTAAGTAAAATTCTTTATGAGAATATGATACATCATAATGGAGTTGGACTCTCTGCCAATCAAATAGGCATCAATGAGAGAGTTTTTATCATGGTAAAAGATCTTGAATATAATGAAATACTCACTTGTTTCAATCCTCGAATAGTTAAACAATCCTCGAAGACAGTTATAATGGAAGAAGGATGTTTATCTTATCCAGATGAGTTTATAGAAGTAGAAAGATCAGAGACAGTTGTTGTAAAGTATGAAGATGAGAACAAGGTTGATCATAAGATAAAGTTAGAAGGATTTGCTGCAAGAGTCTTTTTACATGAGTTTGATCATATGCAAGGTATCAATTTTACTCAAAGAGAGAGGTCATAAATAACTATAGGTGATACCTATAGTCATGTCCCATTTGACAATATTGAAGAAGAATGAAGTCTATCTTCAGATAGAGTCGGATCCTCATGTGTTTTATGAACTGTCTGATCAGTTTACATTTGAGTTACCGGGAGCTAAGTTCATGCCACAGTATCGCAAAAGATACTGGGATGGAAAGATAAGACTCTTCAATATAAACAATGGACAGATATATGTTGGTTTATTAGATAAGATAAAAAAGTTTTGCGAAGATCACGATTATAGTTACTCATTTGTAGACAACGAATACTATGGGACTCCATTTGAAGTCAATGAAAGTATCTCATATGAGGGTGTCAAGGATTATATAACATCAATTAGCAAGTATGCTCCCCGTGAATACCAAATTGAGGGAGTATACGACGCTTTAAGACATAATAGAAAGTTGTTGATATCCCCAACTGCTTCAGGTAAGTCTCTGATGATATATTCGATTGTGAGATATTATGTTGAGCGAGGCGAAAATACTCTGATAGTCGTTCCGACGACTTCGTTAGTAGAACAGATGTATAAAGACTTTGCAGACTATGGTTGGGATGTAGGTTCATTTTGCCACAAAATTTACGCAGGAAAAGAACGAGAGACAGACTCTCAGGTAATCATAACGACTTGGCAATCAATCTACAAACTCCCCCGAAATTATTTTAAAAGATTTAGTGTTGTAGTTGGGGATGAGGCTCACCAATTTAAATCAAAGTCATTAATATCTATAATGACAAAACTTGACCATGCAAAATATCGGTTTGGATTTACCGGCACACTGGATGGAACACAGACTCATAAGTGGGTTTTAGAGGGTTTATTTGGGCCTTCATACAAAATTATAGGGACGAAAGACCTCATGACCAAAGGTCATGTTGCAAAACTTGACATTAATATATTACTTCTTAAGCATCCACCGCAAAAGTTTGAAACATTTGAAGACGAAATACAGTTTATCATAGGTAATGAGAAGAGAAATAATTTTATCCGAAACTTAGCACTTGATTTAAAAGGCAATACCTTAATACTTTTTTCAAGAGTTGAAGGTCATGGAAGAGTATTATTTGACTTGATAAATAATAATGTACTCGAAGAGCGTCAAACCTTTTTTGTTCATGGTGGAGTTGACGCAGAAGATCGAGAGAATGTTCGGGAAATTACTGAACGTGAAAACAATGCTATCATAGTCGCATCTTATGGAACTTTCTCCACAGGAATTAACATTAAAAATCTTCATAACGTCATTTTTGCTTCACCTTCTAAGTCAAGAATACGCAACCTTCAATCAATAGGTCGTGTTCTTCGGAAAGGAAATAACAAAACAAAAGCAACTTTATATGATATCGCTGATGATGCGACATATAAATCAAGACGTAATTACACTCTAAATCATTTGATTGAGAGAATTAAGATTTATAACTATGAAAAATTTAATTACGAAATCATCAACATCTCACTCAAAAAATAATATGGGAGACGAATTCTACAGCATTCTTAAACTTGTTTCCGGAGAGGAGATCTTCGCGCTCGTTTGTGTAGACGAGAGTGAGGATGAACCCATATTGATTTTACATAACCCAATCAAGATGAAACCACTTCACCCACAGTCAAATCAATTAAGTTATATTAAAGTCACTCCTTGGATGGATATGTCAGATGAGGATATGTTTGTTCTTAAAATGGATAAAGTTATTACTATGACTGAGTGTAGAGATCAAAAATTAATTAAGATTTATAAACAATATATTGAAGAAAAGGACGCAGACGATATACAGGTAATTAAACAAAGAAGTGAAAAAGGAAAAATTAGTTGGCCTGGAGATCCTAAATTAGGTTATATATCTAGTGTCCAAAAGAAAAGAGAATCGTTGGAAAAGCTATTTAAGTCTGATTCAAAAGAGTCTTAAATACCCTTCAAACCTCACAAAGGTTATTGTACATGTATTTGAAGGTCTTGTCAAGTATGTTAAGATTTGCACTTTTTTACGAAACTTGTCATTCAAAATAAATATGCTATAATATAATATAGTTACGACAATTAAGATGTCATGCCTAGAAAGAAGTCTGAGCACTATGTAAATAACAAAGAACTTTTAGAGGCACTTATTGTCTATCGAGCAAAAGTTGCCCATGCAAAAGAAAATGATCTTCCAAAACCAAGAATTACTAATTATCTTGGATCTTGTTTCTTGAAGATTGCTACACACTTATCTTATAAACCAAACTTTGTAAATTATATGTTCCGTGATGATATGATATCAGATGGTATTGAGAACTGCGTACAATACATTCACAATTTCGATCCTGAGAAGTCCCGTAATCCTTTTGCATACTTTACACAGATTATACATTATGCCTTTCTGAGACGCATACAGAAGGAGAAGAAGCAATTAGATATAAAGAATAAAATCATTGAAAAGACTGGATTTGATGAAGTCATGACAGTTGAAGATGGTGCCTTAACAGGAGCGATGTCTGAGTATAATACAAT